TGTATGCCGCATTGGCCATTGCAAGACCAGCATTCGCATTTGCAAAAGCAAAGTTAGCGTGTAAGAATGCTGAGTTGGCTTGAATAAAACCAGAATTGGCATGATCAAACGAATAGTTAGCATGTAAGAATGCGGAGTTTGCTTTTACAAATGCAGAGTTGGCGTATGATGCTGGTGCTGAACCACCTAAGTCATCATAGTTTACACCATCATTCGTGAATGTCCATTTATTATCAGTTTCATTCCATAACAAATAAACATTTGGTTGTGCGCCACGATCAATTTCAATACCTGCATTTAATGTCGGTTCGCCTGATTGACTAATTGCGGTGTTAAGTGAAATAATATTATCACCAATCAACACGACAGGTACATTAGCACCAATCGAACCACCAATAATACTTAAATTACCCTGAATTGTAACATCACCGGTAATTAAACCACCGACATTTGCGTTTAGTGAATTGTTTGCACGAATATAAGAAGAGTTTGCATGATCGTATGCAGTATTTAATTTATCATATACAGAAATGCCACGAATATAATTGTCCCAACCACCAATAGCAATCGGTCCATCACTACCTGGCGTACCAATGAATAGTGTATTACTGCTATAAGAGTATGCTGGTTCGCCTACATTAAGTGTTACTGGCGTGTTCGACGTTAGCGAACGTTTTATTTGAATTGGTGTATTTGCCATTTGTAATTCTTAGAATAATCCGCCGTCAAGTTTCTCTAAAACGGCAGTAGCAATTTTCATCTCGAAACGATTATTGGCCGAATTATAAACTAAAGAAAACCCGTTTTCAACACCTTCTGTGGACACATCATTAATTTCTGCTAGTGTAACGTTTGGTTTTGGTTTGTAATTCGGTGATACAAGCGTTGTTCTGTTTGGTTGAAAAACCGTGACTTTACCTAAATCTGGCATGACTTACCTCGTAACTGATGGAAGAACAACAGCAGTGCCTTCTACTACACGGGTCACAGAGTTATCAACCGAGTTTCTAATAATTAAGTCATACACGTAGCGACCAGGAGTTAAATTTGATGTATTTGCAGCGGTCATTGAAAGCGTAATTTGACCATTTGCATTGCCAGTAATTGTTGCTGTTAAAGTGTTTGCTGATGAAGAATAATATGATTTGCGTAATTGAGCCGATGCAGAATATGTGGAAAGATTTACAGAGTCACCTTGTGTATCGTTCACTGTAACAGTTGATGTTAGGTTTGCACCTTGCTCAATGGTAATTTCTACGTATGCCGCCAAGATTGTCTCCTTCTAATCGTGTATTTAGTCAATCTTGTACCGCTAATAAAAAACCCCGACTAGCGGGGTTTTTATTTTATAGATGAACGACAATGTTAGGCGGGTTGCTCTTCAACTTCTTTCCACGAAGTCGTTTCTTCATCCCACGTATACATCTTTTTACCTTCACCCATGCCCATGTCTGCTGGCTGTGGTACAGGTGCTTCCCAATTTGCTTCTTCTGTGTTTAATACCCATGAAGCAAATGGTTTAGGTGGAACGAATGCATCAAGTTCAGCATTGTATGTGTAACCGATGCCTGCATAACGCTTGCGGAAGTTATGATTGTATGATGTTTGCTTCCAATTGCCACCGAACAATCTTTGGCAAAAACCAATACCCATTTCTTCACGTTCTTGACCACCAGCGTCAAGCAGTTCATTGTTAGACACAACAATGACCTGTGTTACTACATTGTTATCATCAAGTTGTGCAAAATGTGCCATTTGTAAAACTCCCTCTTTGTTTAAAAAGTTACTTCGTATTTATAAATCTATTTATATCCATTTGAGAATAACAATTCCAGATCCACCCGATCCACCTCTTGTTCCTGGATTTTCAACACCACCACCGCCACCACTACCCGTGAAAATGGCTCCATTAGTTCCACTTGTAGCGGGACCTGTTCCACCACGACCACCAATGTTCATACCCCCAATGGCACCGGGTTGATCTGTATTACTTCCACCACCACCACCGCCAGCAGCATATCCCGTATTTGAACCAGAGAGTGAAGAAAATACTCCTATGCCGCCAGCACCAGCACCGGGACCGGTTCCGTTTTGTCCAACACCACCGGCACCACCGCCACCCGCACCTGCGTATTGTGCGCCACCGGGAGTTGATCCACCAGCACTACCCTCGGAAGGTGAATAACCACCAAGATTACCAAGTCCGCCGGAGAATTCAAGATAACCACCACCGCCGCCACCAGAACCACCCGACATTGCTCTATAATATGCCGGTGCAGAATATCCAGAACCTCTTCCGCCACCTGATGACCATACAGCAGGGAATGGCGAAGAACTAAAAATGCCTGAATTTGAACCGTTTGTAGATTGTGCGCCAGGTGAAGGTGCACCCGCTGCACCACCTCCGCCAACGCTAACAGTCATTACTACACCGGGTGTAACTGTTAAAGATGGACTTGTTCTGAAACCACCCGCACCTCCACCGCCGCATCCAGCACCCGTACCACCATCAGTACCTCCAGCACCACCACCGCCGACAATGAGATATTCTATACTTGTCACACCCGTTGGCACAGTCCATGTTGATGTGTTGGAAAAAATTGCAATCTTATTTTGTGTGGCGGAGATTTTGATAACAGCAAAACCTGAGCCGCCCGCACCGCCTGCTGGTGCACCAGCATTTCCATAGTTGCCACCACCGCCACCACCAGTATTTGTAACACCATTTGCGGCAGCACGTTGTTGCCCAGATGGAGTAGCAGCATTACCAATGGCACCAATTCCACCACCGCCTGTGCCGCCACGACCATGATCAAAGACAACACCCTCAGGTGTTTGATTGGAACCACCACCTCCACCACCAGCATATGCTGTATTTGATCCTGTAATCGTTGAGAAAATTCCTATGCCACCATTACCGCCTCCACCAGCAGGAGCAGCAATACCATTTCTTCCTACTCCACCGGCACCACCACCTCCACCAGCACCAACCGGAGCAGTGCCATTTCCACCATTGTTTCCTTGTCCTGGTGTTCCTAAACCACCTGCTGAATTATTGCCGCCACCGCCACCGCCAGAACCACCTGATCGGCCAGTTTCCGCCCAAGTTCCACCACGTCCTCCACCTAGTGCTGTAATCAAACTTGCGTTTGCTGTGTTTCCAGCAGAAAGAAATGAATTAGAGCCATTCGCATTAAAACCACCAGCGCCAATTGAAATTGTGTACAATTGGCCTGGAGTAACTGGATAACTTGTACCTGTTAATAAACCGCCAGCGCCACCACCACCGGCAACATCAGTTGAGGTTCCGCCGCCACCTGCCACTAACAAATAATCAATGCTAGTTACACCATCAGGCACTACAAATTGTCCTGTATTTGCGAAAACAAACATTTGATTCGCCGAATCAAAGAAGCGCCATTTGAGAACAACTACACCAGAACCTCCGGCCGCAGTACCACCACCACCACTACCAGTTGATTCCGATGCCGAAATTGCTGAATTGCCACCACCGTACAGCCAATTGAATGTGCTATTGTCATTACCAGCACTGCTACCGGTAGAAGTACCACCTCCAGCATAACCTACGTTAGCACCAGAAATTGAACTGAAAATTCCTCTACCACCAGAGCCACCACCAGATCCAAAAGAGCCACCATTTACACCGACACTGCCAGCACCGCCACCGCCACCACCTACGGTATTACCGCCTGGTGCAGTATCAAATCCTCTTCCGCCATTATTTCCTTGACCGGGTGTTCCTAATCCAAAACTTCCAGAAGACTGTGCGCCACCGCCTGAGCCTCCAGATGCACCAAAACTACTACCAGTAGTACCACCGCCACGACCGCCACCAAGTGCAGTAACAGTAGTTAATCCTGTTCCGGAGATACTGCTATTTGTTCCATTTGCGGCTGCGGCGCCACCTGAACCAACTGTAACGGTGTATGTCGTTCCCGGCGTTACTGTCAAAGATGAACTTGTTAAAACTCCACCAGCACCTCCACCACCAGCAGGTCCTCCATCACCACCTCCGCCGCCGCCACCAATAACGAGATACTCTACGTTTGTCACACCCTGTGGAGCAGTCCAGGGTGAAGTTCCTCTAAAAACTTGAACACCGACAGACGGTGCAGCATCGGCCGGCCATATTGAAGACATTCTTGCAAGTTGAACTTCACCGGGTGTCCAAAAGCCAGTAGTACCAAACACACTGGCAATGTTTCTAACACCAATTATACCACCGTTAAATCTTCTGCTAATCGCCATTTGTTATGCCCATCTAAGAACAGCAATACCGGAACCACCAGCAACAGCGCCGCCTCCTCCACCGCCAGTTGATGCGACTCCCATAGTAAATGAATTACCACCGCCGTATAACCAATTGAATGTGCTATTGTCATTACCAGCACCGCTACCGGTAGCGGTGCCACCTCCGGCGTAACCTGTGTTAGCACCGGTAATTGAACTATAAATTCCTCTACCACCCGAACCACCACCAGAACCGAAGGAGCCACCATTTACGCCAGGACTACCTGCACCGCCACCACCACCACCAACTGTATTACCGCCTGGTGCAAAATCAAACCCTCTTCCACCATTGTTTCCTTGAGGAGAGGTACCTAAGCCAAAACTCCCGGAAGATTGTGCGCCGCCACCTGAACCCCCAGATGCACCAAAACTGCCACCGCTAGTGCCACCACCACGACCACCACCAAGTGCAGTAACAGTAGATATATCTGATCCAGAAATTCCAGTATTTCCTCCGTTTGCACCAGCAGCACCACCAGCACCTACTGTTACAGTGTATATTGCACCGGGAGTAACTGGGAATGATGGACTAGTTAAAACTCCACCTGCACCCCCACCTCCAGAAATAGGTCCTGCGTCACCGCCGCCACCACCACCTCCAACAAACAAGTATTGTACTGAAGTTACTCCAGCAGGAACTTGCCATATAGTCGTGTTAGTAACATTGGCAAAAGTGTTTTGATTCACAGAGAGTCTAATTAACACAAGACCCGAACCACCTGCGGCGATTCGTCCACCGCCACCACCAGTGTTTGTGTTTGCAGATGAACCGTTAGTTCCACCACCAAAAGGTGTGCCCAACCATGGCGCACCCGTTGAATATAATGCGTATCCACCCCCACCAAATCCATTGCTACCACCTCCACCGCCAGCATAAGCAACGTTAGAGCCGCTAAATGTAGAAAATATTCCTATACCACCGTTAGAAAGTCCGTTTCCGTTGCCAGCACCTCTAGCACCTCCACCACCTCCACCAATGTTAAACATTGGTGCGCCACTACCGCCACCACCAGCAAAACCTTGTCCTGCTACACCGCCAGCGCCTCCAGTACCGCCATTGCCGCCGCCTCCAGAACCACCTGAAGTGCCACCACCAGCGTCACCGCCACCGCCGCCACCACCGACTGCACAGAAGAGAACATTTGCATCAACAGTATTTCCAAAAGAAATTAGTGTATTACTTCCTCTTGTTCCGACTGCTGACGGTGCGGCATTAGCGCCACCACCTCCAACCACAACTGTATATTTTTGTTTTGCAACTACAGGAAAACCAGTTCCTGTTATCACACCACCTGCACCACCGCCACCAGCAGAAGGTCCATTTCCTCCCGAACCACCACCTGCGATGATGAAGTAATCCATTAATGAATAACCTGTCGGAACTTCGAACTGACCTGATGTGTCGAAATTGAAGTAAAGATTTTGACTTGGCGGTTGCGCCGCATAACGAAGAATTACAACGCCTGAGCCGCCGGCACCAGATGTACCCATCGATCCACTCCAACCACCACCGCCACCACCACCGCCAGTGTTTGTATTTGCTCTTTCGCCACTTTCTTGACCTGGAGTTCCATTACCACCTCTACCACCACCGCCGGCGCCGCCTCTTCCTCCAAAAGGAGATGGCGCTCGAAAATCACCTCCACCACCACCGCCACCAGCATATGCTGTATTTGCGCCCGAAATTGTTGAAAAGATTCCTATGCCACCGTTGCCACCAGTTGGTACAGCGTTTGTTCCGTTTGCTGATGAACCACCACCTCCGCCACCTAAACCAAAAACAGGTGTACCTGCACCTGTTCCACCACCTAATCCTTCAACAGGAGTATAATTTCCTAAATTGCCACGTCCACCAATTGAGCCAGCAAACGGTGAAATAAAGAGTAAGGCGCCACCACCACCCGAACCTCCACTATTACCTTCACCGTTTGAACCAGGTGTATAAGTTCCACCCCCACCTCCACCGGTTGCTGAAATTGTGTCGAAAACAGAATTTGTGCCGTTTGAACCTCTTACACTAGGAGTGGCTCCAGATCCACCAGCACCAATGGTAATTGTGTATGTTTGTCCAGGTACCACCGAATAAGAAGGTGAAACACGAACACCTCCGGCACCACCACCTCCACCATAGTTAGCACCAGCACCACCTCCACCGGCAACAACAAGATATTCGACTGATGTTACGTCTTGTGGTGCAGTCCAGGTTCCACTTTGTGTAAATGTTTGTATAGTGGAAAATTCATTAGACAAGTCAAGAGGCCATAAATTGGCTAATCTATTGATGTGTACTTGATCAAGTGTCCAAGCACCCGATACTCGTCCAACTCTTGATGGTGAGTTTGGTTGACCAATAAGGCCACCATTTAAACCTAAAGGCATTAACTAATCTCTTCAAAAGATGAAATGAAGTTTAAGCGACTGTTTGAATCACCCCTAACTCTAATTTGATCACCCTCTTCCAGATACAGCGTTTTTGAAATAATGTCTAATGAAGACTTTGCTGGCACTGTAATAACATTAGCGATAGCGTAAGTTGTATTACCTGTGCCTGTGCTTGAGTTTTGTGCGCCAAATTTAAACAAATCAACTGATACATTACCAGAATTTGTGCCGTCAATATTTGAAATAATTATGGTATTAATTTTAAATACTTTATTTGAATTGACAGGGTTTACAATTACAGCAGAAGAAACTGTTGTAACGTTGGCGACATTACTTTTACCTAAAATATTTGATACGCTAACAATGTTTGGCGCAGCCATTTATTAACCTCCGAAAATGAGCGCACCTACAGCGCCCGAACTGAAAATTCTTGAATTTGCTGATGTTGAAAAATTATTAGCACCAACAGAGTTGTTTGCCAATTTAGAACCATTAACTGAACCATCCGACAATTTTATTGTCGTAACCGAACCATCAGAAGGAACTTGAGTTGATGTTCCGTTACCTAAATGATGAACAATAATGTTACTTGTTCCTGGTGCTGGAGCATTCATAAACACAATAACATCACCATTTATTGTATAATCTATTCCGGGTGTTTTATAAGAACCAGAAATGAATACTGCAATGGCTGCAACTCCGGCTGGTGCCCGAACCAAAGGTCCAAATGAGGTTGTGACACCATTGCCACTAAATGTATCTATTATGTGTGGTACCGAAGTAACTTGATTGCCAATATATGACATTTAATTTCCTATTATTCGTATGTCGGTCTTACTGGTGGTTCGCCTGCTGGTCTAGGAAACTCGTCATTCACTTCTTTGATTGACTCATAGAACTTTGTTCCTTTACCTGGAATCTCACTATTGTCCATTGCTTCCCACAAATTATTTACTATGCTTACGATATCGGGATAGTTTGCAGCACGATCGATAAAGTGCTGCCAGTATTCAATAAATCTATTCTGATATTCTAATTCTTTAAAAATCTCTTCTCTAGTTGGTGGCTTCGAACCCGTTTCATCTTCCCATCGTGTGAAATCAAAATGTCCACCTGATGCCGACATATCATAACGAGCATGTGGTCTAAGTGCTTTAATTGCAGTATCAATACCACACACAAGTTTGTTATTGTTGCCTACCAAATACTGTGCATAAGAAATTTGTTCGTTATTCATTCAATCACCTCTAATTAAATAAAAGTATTTATGTTGTATTTTATGTCCATTTAAAAACAACGATACCAGAACCACCATCAGCACCACGAACACCTGGCCAATAACTACCAATACCACCACCGCCTGTACCAGATGTTGTGCTTGGTGGTGTTGTTGGAGTTGTTGAGAATGCGCTATTTCCACCAAAAGCATAGTAATTATTTGCACCAGTTATTGTGTTAAATATACCTAAGCCTCCCATTTCACGACTTGGTATACCACCAGCGCCAGCGGCACCGCCACCACCTCCACCACCGTATTGTCCGCCACCAGTTGATCCGGCATTTCCTTCAGAGGGTGTATGACCACCAAGGTTACCAGCACCACCACCTTGAGTGTAAGGAGGTAATCCGCCAGTACCGCCTCCTCCTCCTCCGCCTGATCCGCCAGCAGCACCAAATACACCAGCAGTGCCACCCCCACCACCACCAGTTGACCAAACATTGCTTGATGGACTTCCAGCAATATAGAATCCAGAGTTTGATCCATTGCCTCCAACTGGACTTGATTCTGTAATGCCAGCACCACCAGCGCCGACAACAACAGTATATGTTGTACCTGGATTTACTGGTATTGACGGACTTACTCTATACCCACCAGCACCTCCACCACCGCCAGCCCAATAGTTTACACCTCCACCTGCACCTCCTGCTCCACCGCCACCAGCAACGACAAGGTACTGCATTGAAGTTACACCAGTTGGAACGGTCCACGTTGATGTACTATAAAATGTTGCTAATCCGTTTTGATTGTTCGATGTATCAAGTTTAACGACAACTATTCCAGAACCACCAGAACCAGCAGTAACAGGTATACTTCCTGTGGGACCACCACCACTTGTCGGTGCGCCACCGCCACCGCCACCCTGACCCGAAGCAGCACTTACACCATTCAATCCGTAGCCACCAACAGCGCCAGGCGCTCCACCAAATTGCGGATGTGCTGAACCACCCCCACCAAAAAGTGGCGCACCGCCTCCACCACCACCGGCATAACCAACATTAGCGCCCGTGATTGAAGAGAATAGTCCCAACCCACCTGTGCCGCCGCCGGGTGAAGCATTTCCGCCAAGTCCTCCGGCACCGCCACCCCCACCGCCTGCGGGTTGGGCACCAGCAGGACCGGGTGAACCACCACCAGTCCCACCATTACGCCCTTGAGCAGGAATTGATAAGCCTCCTCCATTATTAGGTCCGCCGCCACCGCCACCAGAGCCACCAATGAGTCCGGTCGCAGCGCCGCCACCTGCGCCACCACCGTTTGCTGAAACATTTGAAAACGGTGGTGCAGCCGTTATTGAAGAATCTGAGCCTGGATTTCCAGGAGTACCCTGCCCAGTTTTTCCTGCACCGCCAGCACCAACCGTAATTGTATAAAGCGTATTACCATTTACTGGATAACTGGTCAAATATCTCATTCCACCGGCACCACCTCCAGCATCAGATGCACCAGAACCTCCACCACCAATCACCATAATGTCGGCTCTTGATATGCCATCAGGTATTCTTAATTGACCCGTATTGGCAAAAACATAAACGCCATTCACCGTAGGAGTAGTTTCAGTATAACGAAGAATGATGACACCAGAGCCACCAGAGGTGCCACCAATTGATCCTGGAGCAAGACCTCTACCTCCTCCACCACCTCCGCCACGATTAGCAATGGCAGTTGTAGCAGTCTGACCCGCAGTTGCTCCGTTTGCACCACCAAAAACATAGGCGCCTTCTCCCTTTATTCTTGTCAGTGGTGATGGTGCGCCAGGGGAACCAGTATAAAGTCCGGCGCCGCCGCCGCCACTATATCCAACATTTGCACCGGAAATTGTTGAAAATAATCCTATACCACCATTTCCACCAAAACTAAATGGAGGTGAATTAAACGAACTTATGCCATTTGCACCTGCACCACCGCCACCACCAGCACCAGCTTCACCAAACGCATCAAAAAACATTCCAGCAGCACCACCAAAACCTTCTACGGGTGTATATGCTCCAAGATTACCTCGTCCACCAAGTCTTTGATTTGTTGGTGTGCCCGGTGAACCATCCGTACCGCCACCACCACCGCTACCACCAGAGTTGCCATTACTTTGCGGCGCACTTTCACCATTTGTACCAGCACGACCACCACCTGATGACCATACAGCAGGGAATGGTGAAGAAGAAAAAATTCCAGAATTTGAACCATTGGTGGCATAAGCAGGAGTAGCACCACTCATTCCTGTTCCACCCGCACCAACACTAATTGTATAAGTTTGACCCGGAGTGACAGTAAGAGAAGGTGATGTTCTAAAACCACCAGCACCCCCACCACCTCCACTTCCACCACCTCCACCAGCAACAACAAGATAATCAACTTGTGCTACACCAGATGGTGCTACCCATGTGGTTGTTTCTGTGAATATTCGACTGACTACGTAACTGGCACTAATCACACCAAACGCTGGCACAGACAGTCTACTCAAAGAGAGTAAAACTCTGATTGATTTTGTAGATATTCTTCTTGACGAAGCAGGATTTATTTGAAGTCTACGCTGACTCATTCAAATACCATTAATATATTTCGGTACCAAATGCTGAAAATGTTACCAAAGAACTATTAGCATTAATGGATACAATTGAACCGGCATTTAATGTAATACCCAATGTCATTGTCACAGTATCACGGGCTGGTACATTTACACTATATGCAATGTAATTTGAGTTACCAACAGCAACACCAGAAACGTTTGCTGCAATTCTAAAAGAAGCGCCACCACCGACATTTTCATCTAAGTTGGAAACAACAATTGATGAAATGATTGCAGAGTTTGATGCGGGCACTGTGTACAATGTGCTTAACACATTTGCTGATGGATTTACTTGTCCTAAAATTCTATATGCTCTTGCCATTTGATTTTTTCCTTTTTACATTCCGCCAAATAAGAAAGCATCATCAAAGATGTCTGCTGGTGAACTGATTTTTTCGCCCGTAACAGTGTTGTTTGCAATTTTTTCGTTTGTTACAGAGTTTACTGCGATTGCTGTTTGTGTTACAGAATTTGGTTGTATTTGTGAAGCCGTGACCTGATTAAATGTGACTACAATAGGTGCAAGGTATCTAACACTAATATTATTCGTGCCTAAAATAGGCGCCTCATCAAATGTCACGACACCGTTTGAAACTGTGTAAGAAATGGTAGGTGACTGAATAACTCCATCTACAACCACTTCAACTGCTAAAGCATCATCAATATCTCTAGTTAGCGTAAATTGAGTGCAAGCACCAGTACCACTAAATCTATCAAGTGTTATTGTAAAAGCATTTACATCAGGATTGTTACCAATGTATGCCATTAAGTAATCTCCAGAATTGAGGTAATAACATCAGCAGAAGATGCGATTGAAGTATTAACCTGTAAATAATCTCCGGCTTCTAAAACGAGTTTTTGATCACCACCAACGGGCACTAATGCACCACCCGGAGCAATCGTAGCATTTCGAACTAAGTAAACATTATCAGTAATATTTCCACCACTTAAAATGACATTCGCAGAAATGGGTGAATTAGTAATATTAGCAATCGTCATACCAATGACAGTTGCTTGTACACCGGCACCAGCGGCGTAAGCATTTTGTGCCGTAGTTCCAGCGGCTTTGAGTGTTTGATTTCTAAACGTATTTGCCATAAAATCCTCTGTTTTCCTTCAGTATTTATTCAACCTAAGGCAATCGAAAAAGCAATTGATGAGTCAATCGCCGCCGAAATTGCACCATAAATTGCTGTATTTGCTTGGCCAACTAAGTTTGTAATATTACCGGTGCTTGTATTTAAATTGGCCGCATTAATCGAACCAGCTACACTCAGGTCGTTGAAACCAATAGAATCTAAAGTAGTGTTACCAGTGATTGTCAAATTACCATAAATGAACGCATCACCACCGACTGCTAAATTACTTGTGACATTTACACGTGCAGCATTACCTGTAAGGATTAATCCATTTGTAACATTGAGGGTTGCTATGTTAGCAGTTGGTGTAGTAATGCTGCTACCAACATTTAAAGTTGTCGTTACATTAGCAGTGGTAATATTGCCGCTTAGTGTTAAGTTTGAACCTAATGTACTTCCAACAATAACTAAAGTTTGAGCAATACTTGCATTACCTGCCACAGCCAAATCATTAAAGCCAATGGCATCTAAAGTGGTGTTACCCGATATCGTTAAATTACCGTGTAAGAACGTATCACCACCAACAAACAATCGATTGGTAACATTAACCGAAGCTATGTTTGCGATTAGATTGGCATTTCTTCCAATCAACAAATCTCTCGGTATTGTTACGTCATCATTAAAGAAAAGAACATTAGCAAGGTTTGCTGTATTTGCTCTGAGTGTATTAATGTTTGCTAATGTACGAACATTCAGAGAAGCAGCGGAACCTTCGATGAAGATCGAAGAATTGGCATAAAACCCACCACCTGTATTATCAGTAAGGTTATTGGCCACCGCCACCAAAGTGGAGGTAGTGGTCAACCATTCTTCAAAAGTATTGGCTGTTGAAATTTGATCTATTGCCATCTTATGTTCTCGATACTAGTTGTTGAAGAAGTTCTTTAATTTGCGTTATGTCTTCTTCCAATTTATTTACTTTATTTTCCAATGCTTGTTTCTCTTTTTCTTTTTGTTTAGCAATTTCTCTTTTGGCATAATAAGCCTCCAATTCTTCACGACCTGTATTTAACAAAGCACCAGATTCAGTATCACGAACCCAATTTTGTTGATCTTTTACTTGTACAAACATGGCTTAATCCACAAGAGAAGGAAGAGCAATTACTCTTAGTTGTGCAAATATTGGCACATCAACTGTGCTTGTTCCATACATCACAACTTTAACACAGAAAAGATAAAAGTTTGGATATGTAGTGTCACCTTTTCTATAGGTAACTCTATTATCAGCAATTCCTGAACCATAAGGACCTGGAGCAAAAACTAATTCTGCGAATTCTCCATTTTTAGAAACAAATGAAGCTGTTGTTGCATCTTCAGTCATCAAAGTCCAGTTGTTATCATCAATGCTGGCTGGATCAGAGTGAGATAGAAGTTTGTAATAAACAAGTATACCTGAACCTGGTGGTCGGTATGCATCCATATAAACTCTCAAATCTCCAGCCTCAAAGCCAGGTGCTAATCTAATTTTTTTGGTAATGTAACGTATATTTGCATTACCACCAACCGCTCTATCTTCACCATTGTAAATAGCAGTTGCTCCGGAACCGGACGAACCTGAAATTGTTACGTTAGGTGATGTAATATAACCTGCTCCTGGACTAGTCAAATGAATAGCAACAACTTGACCACCAACAACTTCGGCGTATGCATTAGCACTTCCATCTCCTTGACCAAGAGTGCCACTAGGATATGTAATTGAAACTGTTGTATTTCCAGGATAACCGGAACCCCTATTAGTAATAACAAATCCTGTGTTTTGCAGAGGTAGATTATTAATCCTGTTTTCAATGGTTAACAAGTTTAAACGATTAATATCAAGCATTGGTGAAACATCCGGATTGGTACTTTGCAAGGTTACTCTTACTTGGAAAGTAGTGTTTCCAGTTGTTTTATTCAATATTCTTCTACCATAACCATCATTACATGAATAATCAATATTCGGTATAATAGGCAACAGTGAGTGTGCTTCACCCGAATCTAATTCAGAAGAAAACTCATATTGAGCGGAGGTGTTTGCAATAACTGCATCAGTTGACATTAATTGCATTAAATCAAATACGGTATTCGCATTGTATTCTGACATATCCGCTTCAAAATAAGCATAACCGAGATTAGTCGTAAACACTCGTTTATGAATACTAAACATCAAATCGCTTAACTGTTCTGGCTCCCACGTAGAGCCGTTTTGCGATAAGAACAAAGAACCTGTGTAAGGCTGTTCAGAAATCTTCACACTAGTTCTCAAATCGAATGCACCAATTTCAGCAATAAACGCTTCATAACCATTACTGTTAGTCTGTAGAACAAATGAGTGTTCACCAGGTAACAGTAGAACCGGCACATCAAACTTAAATTCGGTGTATTTTGTCGGATCAGTTAAATCAGGTATCGTAGTTAAATTAACCTTATCTGGTGTTATAGTTTTCTCGGCAAACGGGTATATAACAGCCGAAGATGGGAATCCATTTACAACGGGACGAATTTGACAAGTCACTGGTTCGGTTGGGTCTTTTGTTTTAAAGCAAATGCGAATTGAATCGACAACAATACCTTGACCATATTGGTTTGGATTGATCAGGAATGTTTGTGCCAACGGGTCAGCATATCCAACGCAAACGTTTTTCATAACTGTAGTGTCACGAACCGTTTTAATTGAACTGAGTGATGCGGAAAAACTTTCTGAAACAGAACTTCTTTGCACAGAAGGTGTAAACACACTCACCGAAGTTTCTTGTTTTGTTTCAATGGCACCCTGTGCAAAGAATTTAGCATCACCATTTGTTCTTGAATTTTCTGTGTTGTTAAACTCATCGTCAATCAAACGGAAAACTCTGTCTCCTGTACGGAAAACATCAGCAGGTAAGAAGAAGATACCAGCAACAGCACCTTCAGCAGTTGTTTCCAAAACACCAATTGAAAATATCGAAGTTGCGTCTGGAGTTGTTATGAAGACACCATTAATTGTAACGACTCTTGTAGAGGGGTTATAACCTGAAATTGTATATGATTGTCCCTGTCCAGTTCCTCTGAGTATGTAAAGTCTTTGACCAACGTAATCGCCGGTTTCAGAGGCTCCACCAGCATTCAGAGGTAATGTGATTGAACTTGAAGTTGCAGATTCAACTCTACCAGTTGTCACATACCATTTTGTTGTTCTGTAAGATTTACCTGTTTCATCACCAACAATATAAATGCCGTCTGTGGTATATTGCGACCAAGAACCATAAGTGGGATCGGCTTGTATACCAACAATAAACGCATTGTTGTTTGAAGTCATCACGACTTTACCAACACCAATTTTTTTAGTAGTGTCAATTGCCACTTCACCAGAAATTTGTGCGGCGGCATAAATTGAAACTTCTTCCGCATTTGATAGATCGGTTCTGTATTCCAAATTATTATTGTCCATCACAAAACGATTTATCTTCGACACTTTGTCAGTTACCTGAACGTTATCAAAATAAGAAAACAGTCTTGTAAATGGTTTGAATTTCTCAGCAAGCACAAGAATATTTTTTTCTCTCATAAAACTCACAACACTAAAGTCAATGAGTCTATCACCAAAGGACTTAGTTAATTCTTCTGGAATAATTTTTGAAAGAATACCTGTACGTGAAGCGGACAGTGTATCTGTTGCTTCTACTAATCTTTGGGTAGTAACTTCGATGTCAGCATATTGAGTAGCAGCATATCCTCCTTGAGCATATCCACCAGCAGCAAGATATGCATTGCCAGCACCAATCGCTCCACCAACGGCTCTAACTGCATATGCGTCTTTATATATTGGATTTGATGTCTGTACCATTGAAAATGACCTTCCACTACCAACCATTGACCATGAAGTCCCAAGCCCTTGCGTACCAAAAGGATTTCTTTGAACCTCCAACGTTTTGTCTATAACACTTGTCCATGAAGAATTCCAACTTTGCCAGTTTGTGCTTTGAATTGAAGACCAAGCATCTCTTGCTTCGGCACCACCCGACAAGTCAATATTTTGTGCTTCTACACGTGTGGTTGATTTCCAAACATCAGAGTTTGGATCGAGTCTAATTGTACCAAAATAATTAACAACGTTAAATGGATTAATGTTCATTGTTTTTGATGCTCTATTTTGAAACACAAAAGTTGTGTTTGAAGAAGCAAGCATCAATAAAGGACCGTTAATATCAACATTTTGATTTGCGGGGGAAGTGTTAGAAAATATTTTTGTTGAAGAAATATTATAAGAACCACGGCAGATATTTGTTATAACGTCAATAGCAGCATCAAAACCTGGTGCTATAACGTCAGCACTTCTCTTGTCACTAAAAGAATCAACAAAAATTCCATTTTTTGGTCTGTTTATTCCAGTGCTGGTATCTACAAGTTGTTTATCATTTTTATTCAAAAGAGCAAGTTCGGCAATTGATAGTGAAGTATAAATTTCTAAGCTACGAATTCTTTTATCAAGAGTTCCGATATCTTTCATCGTGTAACGACGATTATTATTTCTAGCAATACGGGTTGCACTTGGATAAGTTAGATAAGGAGGATATGTCAGTGTGTACAAAGTCATTGAATTGTCAGGTTCACCAGGCAGAACAGGTCCAACCGCAGAAGTTCCTTGAATAACTTCAAAAGCAACATCTCTACTTTTATTCAATACGACACGATCAATTCTTGGTAAATAATATTCATAGTCCGCAACAATTTCCTGACCTGGCTCAGCGATTTGAGGTCCCAAAACTGCCTCATCTACATTTAGAACGAAGGTATTCGCAAGTGCTAAAGTAGTTGCATCACGACGAGCTGGTCTAAAATCTAAGTAATCACCCAATCCAATTTTTGATCCATCTTGTGTTTCAAATACTGAAATGTCGCCAAAATCTACACCTGAGCCACCATTTTGCTGTGATCCCAATCTAGTGTACGAACTGACATCAAAGTATCCCGAACCTGTTGAAACAAATCTATTAAAGAGTACCAATAAAGGACCACGTGGTGCGGTTTGACCAGGTTTTAAACTAATCGAACCCCAATCATAATAGGAATCTCTTTGGCCTGTATTAAAATTGTAACGGCCTGTCACATTTGCTGACGCAGAACCTCTAATTGAATTGAAGTTCGCTGTGGTAGTTGCTGTACCGTTAAAATCAAAAATCGCATTGATGGAGTGTACATCAGTAACATACAAGTGTTGAGTAGAACCGGGTGTTCTTCGAATGAAAGATTCGGCAATAAGCACTTGACCATCAGTGGCGGCAAGATAAACAGAAGTATTACCAGAACCACCACCGGCACCAAAAATTGAATTAGCAGTTACAGGCTCCACGAATTGTGTGTTTGCTTTAATAAATCTTTTTGTTTTTGATGTTGGCTCTGACGCATTTATAACCGCATAAATGTTTGCTACCATGTCTTTACCATTTGTAACAGTAATGGTACGAGCAATAGGATTTACAGTAAATGCTTGTGAGGGTACAGTTTGACCTTTCGCATAAAAGCTGGTTTTAGGATCAGTTACAATTACTTGATAATATTTAAGTTTTTCTTCGTTCGTATCCGCATCAATGATTGTTTCGCCTGTACCAACAGAGAGTGTTTGTGACACATCAGCCGTAAAGGTTACCGTTTGATACAGTCTCTTATAACCATAGGAAAAATCTCTAATGGTATTATCAGCAATATTTGGCTCACCAATTCTGACTAAAAGCGGTTCACTTCCTGAGCCTTGAATATATGCTGGTTGATATGCAAAATCTCCAAGTAAAGAAAGTTCTTGCGGAGGTTTGCCAAGTTCTAGAATTTTAGTAAGTGGATGAACATTGGCGGAGGCGATCACTGTATTAAGACTTGAGCCAGTACCTCTTACTACCAAAGATTCCATTGCTGAGGTATCTGTTTCTATAAAGAATCTATAATTGGAAAAAGTTCCAACATTAGTGGTCTCAGCAAATGCCGGCGAAATTGTAGCATTTCTAGTGGCACCTTGATAATTTGTAATGATACGTCTTTGCGTGTCTCCAAAAACATTTTGACCACCAACGACTCTTAAATTCAATCCTTTATAAACATCATTGTTTGCAGCAAATCCTGGTGGTAAAGTAATTGTAGTTGTATTGCCACCAACAGCATTAATACCATAACCATTGTTTGCAGCAATTGATCTCGTATTAACATCAGTTACATAAAGTTTATAAATGTAGGTATTAGAATCATTAGGAGTATCTGAATTTAGTCCTGAAAAAACAGATAGTTTTACTCTTGTAGTTCCAATAACAGTATTTGAATAGACATCATTGTTACCACTTAAAGTGGGACCAGTAGTTAAATAAGCATTTGCAGCATTTGCATTTAACAGCGATAATTCTGCTAAACCAAAATTGTTGGTAGCAAAATTACCATACATGCCATTAGCATAGATAAAATAACCATAGTCAACACCAATTCTACGATTTGTAATTGCTTGTGTCGTTCTTGGTTTCGGTATGGTAATTATGGTTGGTAAACCAGTTTCAAATTCATATCCCTTAATATACGCTTTACCTGAACCCAAACTAACGTTAATAAATGCATTATTTGCTGCGCTATCGGTAACTGTAATTTCAAAATTTTTGATGATATAATCACCCGATTCATCATTAGTTCTACGAGCAAATTCATCAGCAATAGGACCATAAATTGGCGTCTCCACAATCTTTTGAGGTACACCCTCACTTATAGTTCCAAGTTCAATGAATCTAGTTAAATCTGTACTACCGATAGGTCTAGTATCCAAAGTCATCAAGACTTTGTAACGATCTGCTCCGGGTGCTTGGAAGTTAGATGAGCCCTGTGCAGGATCAAGTAAAGTGGTATCTTCAGTATAGTCAATAATATCTTCAGAAATAGTAAAGCCAATGATGGCATTACCTTTTCGATTGTATTTGTCTACTGCAACACTTTGGGGTTGAGTTTTTACAAAAAATCCATCATAGTAAAATACACCTTCACCTACAGAAAAAGATTGATTGTTACCAGTAGCATTTGCCGATGCGGTATTTGCATAGTAAGTTATGACCGTTGGGTCAGTATTTAATGTGTAGAAGGTTTCATTTTCAACAAAAGGTTCACCGTAATTTTGATTGATGAGTAAAGTGATTGGTTCATCATTTATTGCATCCGCTGCATATGATTTTAGAACATAGGCTCTTTTCGTATTCGCCGTGTTAATAATTGTTTGCTTGTCAAAATTAATATAATTAATATCTTGACCAGAATAACTTGAAGAGATGTTCAGATATGCCGTGTTTTGAATAAGAATAGAACCTCCGGTTACAACAGAACCGGTTCTGAACATATGATCACCAAACTTTTTGATTTGATCTTGTAAGGTTGTTTGAAGTTGTGTCAACTCACGTGATTGTACCGCAAATCCTGGCTTGTACAAAAGACGATGATAATTTTTGTTCTCATCGAAATCGTCGTAGTAAGGATCAACATTAAAATTTGTATTAAGCGCCATTTATTAACCTTTTAAAATCTAACAATAAGTTGAATATTCTCAGCCTGACCTTCACTTCTTGTAATCTTTGTTACGTTTTCAGTATACAAAATATCACCCGAATAGGGTTCAAATTCTGGATTTTGGATAGTTACAATCAATCGATCATCTACACCAGAACTTGCACCCCTTAATGGAAGACCTGTTCTAAAAGTACCTCTGACATTTGTAAGTCTAACTTGATTTGTCGTTTGATCTAGAACTACACCATGAGCAAAAGTGTTTGCTGCGGTAGTGTCATTTGGTAATCCTTGATACGCAAACTCACCCACTGTATATAAAGAACCCGTAGTCAAAGTCAAAACAGTTGCTTGTGAGATGACAGCATTAGCACTTGTAGAAGAAATTACATTTCCATTGCTGTATTTATGAGGGTTCACAAAGATACCATATTGTCTAAAAGTGGTATTTGCTGGTATTTTACCGTTTTCTGTTGAGTCAATTTCACCAATTCGTGACACAATCATCACGCTATTTGCACCCAATTCTCTTGCTGGATTGAACGCATGACCGTATTTCATGTCACGAATTACACGAACAGACGCATTTGAGCCTGTGCCGAAAATGAAGGCATTGGCTCTATTGTATTGTGTTCCAATGGTTGTTACAGTAACATTTGTTAAAAAACCAGTAGCATTGATTGTGGCTGAAGCCACAGCACCAGTGCCATCACCGTCAATAAAAACACGTGTTCTCAGAGAAATCTGATTTGCAGTTGTTGCACCACCACCCGCACCAGTTGTTACGGTTGACAAGAAAATATTATTGTTTGGTACATCAACACGACTAATAAAGGTGCCTGGCGCAATACCTGTACCAGAGATAGACATGTTTGCTGCTACGTTTGTTGTGTTTGCTAAACTTAGTCTTGTGCAACCGGTTGAGAAAATAGGAATAACAGATACATTATTCTCATAAAAACCTGCGCCAGAATTCTCTACAACGATTGTTGTTAATTCACCAGGAACAACACCGATATTATTAACACCATAATCTGTCTGTCTCGTACTAGTTGGAATTGGAATCCAATCATCGGCTAAAAACTTATTTGACGGTTTTACATTAAACATGTACTTCCAAATGTAACCATCAGAAGTAGCAATGTTACCGTTAGAGAATGTGTAATCTCCAGTGGGTTCTACTGTAGAATTTGAAGAGTAATTGTTCGACAGACATTTATAAACGTTACGCTGGGATGTGTAGACATACATTGGCTTAACGTTCAACGAGTTGTTACCCGTCAGCAAATCTTCCAATTCAATCAAATCATCATACTGTTTGTACTTTGTATTTGCAGTCCAAGAGATTTTAGGTATAACTAATTCGACATCGTTACCCGTAATCTTTTTGGCTGCGATCATTTGTTCCCATGCAAGTTTTTCATCACTTACAGAGTCTACAACGGAATTTGGACTGCTTTCATTGGCATAAGGTGTGTGATTGCCAATAAAAACATAACCAACTTCAGGTGAAGGCTCGTAGAAAGATTCTTTGAACTGAATCGCAGAGATATATGGTATTTTTTTACTTGTAACTGAAGTCATAAGATATATTTATTGCTTAATTATAACTGCTGTTTGTGCATTTGCTGTCTGGTACCATGACACGGGATTGAAGGTAAACACTGCATTCGCACCAGCACTGTTTGGTCTTACGTCTGGTGTATAATAGTATTCGCCATTGCTATTTAGTGTAACTTTACGAATAGCACCGTTTCCTGGATAAACTTCAATAGCGGCATTTGCTGCTGTGTTTCTACCAGTAAACCCTACCGAAATTGTAGCAACGGTTTGTGTATTCGCAAAAGGTGTAACTGTAAACACAGCATTGGTACGTGAGTTACTGTTTGCAGTAATTCCAAAGAAAGCAGTCTGCGTTGTGTTTGCCGTTGTAGAAACAATCAGATTAGCAACGTTGGTTCTATTTGCGCTAGATTGTATCAAGAAATTTGCCGCTATGCTTGGTGATTGCAATGTGGCAGTGGCCGGATTAAGAACGCCAACAATAATAATATCAGAACTGTTTGCATATAAACCAGCACTGACCACGGTAGTTTTTATAATTGCACCAAATGCACCATTGACTTCAACTGTGCAGTTTGCAACAATATTTGAAGTTGCTTGTGTCGTTGAAAATACCAAATTACCGTTGACATAACCAGAACCGCCAATTAGTGGGCGAACTTCTGTAATTGAAACTGGTGTAATATTAGGTCGAACAGCAGTTGGTGGTGAACGATAAAGTCCCGCATCAGTAATGACAATCGACTGCATATTGATAACACCATTTGATGGATATACTTGATATGTCGCATTTGCTGTTCTTACTGGTGTACCACCTTCAAAAATTAAGTAACCATTTGCAATATGTCTACCAACAAAAGTATTTGCAACAGTGTTTGACGTTATCGATATTACAGAATTAGGTACGGTATTCAAAGAGCCAGTTGGTGTTGATTGATACAAACCAGAATCTTCGATTGTAATCTTACGAACTTGTCCATCAAGTGGCAACATTGACAAAGTGAGAGACACATTGCCAACGTTGACATTGGCAGTAGGAGTGCCTCTGTATAATCCACTATCAAAAACTACTACACCATTAACCTGACCAGTAGATGTGACATAAACTCTTGCATTTGCTGGTATAATCTCTCCACCACCAGAGAATTCTACAAAACTGTTTACACCATAAGACAGGGCATTTGCAAGGATGGAAACAACTTGTGCCGAATTTTGTGGGAAAGTTTCAATGCGAACTCTTGCATTTCTTCCTGGTGTTCCACCAGAAAGCGTTAGCACAGTGTTTGAGAAACCATTACCTTTATTTGATGTTCCAATAGTGAATGTGACATTCGACTGACTATTTGTTGTTGCATCAAAGACTTGATTGTTTTCGACATATCTCAATCCGGCAACATTTGCAGTTATGTTAGCAGCAAGTGCATAAGAGCCATTTGAAATGACTTGAACATTTTCAACAAAACCTGCTGTGTTTACATACACACGTGCATTTGCTGGTGTATAAGTATCACCCACGCTATTAGAGAAAACTATGAAACTATTGACTGCCCTTCCAGCATTTGCAGTTACTTGTGTAACGCCAGTTGCAATTACCACAGATGAAATGACAACGTTCGCATTTGAATTAGGTCTTGCGGTTGGATTTGATTGATATAACCCTGGATCATTAACTGTAAATGAACGAATTGAACCGTTACTTGGATATACCTCAACTGCAACGTTTGCATCTCTACCTGTAGGAGACGGTGTTCCACCCGAGAATATCAAGAATCCATTTGAATAACCTTCACCAGCAGAAATGACACTAATGCTATTAGACAGAACAACACGATGAGGATTACTATCTGGTATGGCAAATGGCGCATTAGCATAAAGACCACCACTGATCAAAGTGACGGTTCTAATTGCACCATTTGATGCATGTACTTCAACATTTGCAACAGCAGGTATTGTTTCATCCGTGCTGGAGAACGTCATCACACCATTTTCGTAGCCAGAGCCCTTTGCGGTAACTGTGAGACTTGTAATCTGGCCACCACCATTTGCAAAAATTAGATAACCGTTTGAATAACCGGAGCCAGCATTTGCAATTAAAAGGTTAGCAATGTTTGATGTTGTAATTAATGCCGTATTACTGACGATTGTGTTGATTTTTCTAACTTCACTGCCTACAGCGATTAATGATCCTAATGACAGAATACCTTTTGTGTTTGCAATGTTATATTTGGTATTAGTTCCTGTTACAACGATTCTACCGTTACCAACGTTTACCGTGCCAGAAATTGTGTTCGAAGTAGAACCTTGTATAGAAACATCCGTAAGTTCAACAATATTTTCTCTGTTATAGTAAGCGTAATTAATTAATCCAACTGGATGCAACAGTTGTTTTAGCAGAGATTTGTATTTGCTAAATTCAATTCGTGATGAAACAACATATGAGTAATCAATATAATAATCTTCGCCTTGTAACTTTCTTTCAAACGAAGAAATAATGGAATCTGAAGTAGTCCAGCGGCCTGGCGCTGAAGTAAATGAACGTTCAATTTCTGCATTTGCCGTTGCTGCACCATCTCCACCAGAGATGTTTACAATTGGGCTATACTCATAACCTGAACCCGGATCAATAACCGCAATTGAAATGATTTGTCCGTTTGAACCAAAACCAGTTGGAACTAATGATTCACCATCACCAATTAGTGAATCAATTTGTACATTTGCACCAGAACCCGTAGTTGAACTTACAGAAAGATTTGGAAATTTTCCTTGTGTATATCCATATCCACCTAATGGCCAACGATCATATACGCCAATTTTTTTATTTGCTGTCGGATAAACAAAATTGGTATTTACAACAACAACAGAATCGCTAGTAATTGATGATACTGTTCTGGATTCATTGTTGATGTCTACTTTGTCACCAATTTTTAAATCTTGTGTGAAGAATGTTCCTGTGCCAACAATTTCATTCAACTGTGTAATTAAAACTGTTCCGGTTCCACGAATGCGGCTGTTTGCAGAATCAATTCTTAAAATATAACCATTGGCTGCAATTTTGCCAACAGTGGCCGCTGCCATTTGACCATATGTTCCAGGAGGATTTGCACCGAAGATAATCTCATCACCAATCTGATAGTTTATACCACCATCATTAATTTTGTATCTACCAACAGACTTTAAACTTTTAGAGTAACGATACCCAAAACTGCCAGTGTTTGAACCATATTCAGCACCAGCAGCATCTAGAATCGTTACATCTTTTTCGGTGAGTGGTATTGTAGAGGTTAGAACTTTAACATTACTGATAGGTCCAACTTGAAATGAAATATAATTTAATGCATCAGAAATTGAATTTGCTGCGTTAATGAGTGGTTTAGAAAAAGCAGAACCAAAATTAGAATTCGTAATTGCTGATTGTATATTTAAATTAGCAATAGCGTCAGGTGATACTTTAAATGAATTAGCAGCATTTGCTCCCGAAGTATCAATTCCATCAACAACAGCAATCATTGTTGTGAGTGCGTCATTTCCGGATACAGAAATGGGTGAAGAAATTGTAAATACAGCACCGCCATGTGTAATATTTACAGAATCAACTTGGCCAGTAAATACTCTTTCAACCGTACCAAAAGCATTTGTTGAAGCGTTACCACCACTTACCGTAACAATGTCGCCAACACTATAATTATTACCTGAGTTTATAACATTAAACTTGCGAACAATTGAAAACGTAGAAGCACGAACATCTATTGAGATATTATTAACTTCATCATTAATTGGTATTGAAATCTCTTCGCCGTTTAAAAAATCGCCATCGAGTGTTTTGAGATCGATTGAAAGTTCAATAGGTAAGCCAAGATTAAGTGTATCAGAAATAATTCTTTTGTTTGAAGTTTCAATAATTGCCGAAGCATTGGATGATACACCAGTAATTTTACGGTTGTTTAGTAAATTAATTTCAAAATTACCATAATTTACAGTTACTATGTCACCATTTGCGGGTGCGGTGACAAAATTTAATTGACGATACTCTTTATTAATGAAGTAATCTTGATCAAAAACTTTAAGCACATCATTAACATAAACATTGACATCACCTTGTGTTGCTCGTTGAGCCAAATAAAAAGTTTTGTTTGTGCCGTTACCAACATAACGAGTAAAGATATCTGGATTGATTCTTATTATATTGTCTACTTGCCATTTACTTGCAGAAGAACGAAGAACATTATTTTTAGGTAAAATAATATCAATGTCTTCACCAAAAATAAGTTGAAACAATAATTTAAAAGAACCTTCGGAACCTTTTGCTCTGTATAGAGTAGATAGATGCTTAAAAAGAAGAGCCTTATTTGACTGTACTTCAAGCGGAACTAGAGTTGCGTAGGTGTTATAAAAATTCTTTTCAAATCTCTCCAAAGAATCATCAACATCTCTAATGTTTCTTAAAGTTTTTGCAGTTGTAACTAAATTGTTTGAAGAGATGGCAGTATTTGCCTGAGTCTCAAGAAACTCATAATACGCTTCTAAAAAGGCGACAAACTTTGGGTATTCGTCACGAACGAATTCGGGTACTTGACGATTTACAAGTATTGATGTTTTTAAATCTACTGACATTATACAGTTTCTAATGTTGTACTAATTGATATTGGGTCTTCTTGATCTATTGTAATAATGGTGTTTTTCACTGTACTTATAATGCCTTTTTCCGCTTCAATTGAAATTCGAACATCACCATCAACCGACTGAACGTTTTTAATGAGTAAATTAGATATCTTAACAGTACCTGAATCATAATCAATTTCTCCAGCATTATCATCAACAACTTGTCTTTGTGCAAAGGAGTCATAATAAACGGTACGAATTGTGCCAATGCGACCATCAATAACAGCAACGGCCGTGGCTCCAGAACCTCCACCACCAGTAATTTTAACAGTAGCACGTGTGTAGTCAATCCCACGATTAATCATCTCAATGCTCTGAACTTGGCCATTTACAATAGTTGCTGAAGCATTAGCACCAAAGCCGTCACCCTCAATTGTAATTATCGGCTGAGAAGAATACCCGGCACCAGGATTTGTTATTTGAATAGAAGAGATACCAGAAAACGATTGTGGTATTTCGTCAAACTGAACTTCACGATCAATGCCTTGTGAATCTGCTACAGTAAATGTTGTTGAAGACAACTTGTTACCAATTGTACCTCTACGCAGTTGAGTATTAAAGTTAATCGTGTAAGGTGTAGAAGAGTTTAGAGATGGTGAAAATCTTTTTTGCAAACGAACAGACACACCCGAACCAATGATAGCATTTGTGTCAACAGAGTCAATTGCATCTTGAACTTTTGAAATAATAAATTGAGAATTAAACTTATCAAGATTGGTAGTTTTGTAGTTTAAAATCGCCGTTCTTATTGCCGTTTTTAACTGTTCTTCAGTAAAAATAGTTTTGATTGGGTTATAAGTTACTGTAGGTGAAATCAACAAATATAGGTACTCTGGATCACGCAGCACTGCCTGAATAGCAACGATTGCTTTTGGTTTAATAATATCATCTACAATGCGTTGTTTTTCCGCCTCTGAAATGAAATAATTAATTTTTGGTTTTAACGCAACATAAACTACACCAAACTTTGGTGGTGTTTCATCTTCACCACCCCAAACGGAAACTGAGTCTAAAGATGGGTAACTTTTTTGAATGTATGTTTCATAATCAGAAAATGTTACCAAACGGTTTTGTGTAGTAAATTGTAATGGTGCGGAAAATTTGATATTATCCACAGATTCTCTTTCAGCACCACCAGAGGCTTCACTCACAGGGTCAATTATATAATCTGTTTGTGCATTACCCAAAGAGTCTGCAAGAACTCCTGTGGCGACAAAGTTATTTGCTTTATTTGCTGCTGTGCCATTTGTAATCAAATACGTGACACTAACCACTGCACCATTAGGCAGTTTTTTGCCAATTACATTATCGCCAAAATAAATTACATATCTTTCACCTCTATTTTCTTGTAGATAGAAAACGTTGGAGTTTGTCGTAGTAACCGAGGCATCTTCAGCTAAGGTATAAATTTCCGAATCTGTATTTGAAATTGAATTGCGAACGGAAACAAACAGAGTCGATGTGTCAACATTTGTATCCGGAAGTGAAAATATTTGTTTTGGATTTGTTGTCTGGTCGTGAGTAAAATTGTATGTTACTAACTGACCCTCATATATTGGTAAATTTAAAAATGAAAAGTCTGTGTTCGATTTAGTTACTCTTACCTCTTCTAAAGTCACAAAGTTGTAACTGACGCCATCAATTTCATTCGATAAAAAAGAAAAACCTTTTGGTACAGTTAGTGTGCTTGCGACGTTTGTGGCCGTATTAACAGTGAAATTAATTGTTGCACGTGGAGCTTTTCTAGAATAAGGAACATACCCTAAGACTTTAGCGTGTGATATAACCGAATCACGTAATAAAGCGGTGTCCATGAATGCTTCGTTAGCAACCATGTTTAGATAGTAAGCATTATAATGTGTGTTATATGCCAAAATATCCAACAAGACACTTAGACCAGAACCCTCAAAATCATAGTCGGTAAATTCAGACTGACTTTTTAAGAAGGTCTTTAGATTTTGTTTGATTTGATCAAAGTCAAGTTCGGTAACTTGTAGTGGTTCAGCCATTTTATCTTATACGCTCTAAAAAGAAATTAATTGTAATTGGATTAGGCAAATTAACAATATAAAAAGTCATTGAAACTCTATAACCATTTTCGTCTGGAGCAGGAATCGCAACGATTGATTCTACTGAAACTCTAGGTTCATAGTTATTGATAACATCAAATAAACGTCTTTCTATTGAAGCACCAAAAACTGAATCGACTGGCTCAAACAATAGAGCCCGAATTGCTGACCCCAACTCTGGCTGAAAAGGTCTCTCATAAAAATTAGTCGAAACTAGGTTTTTTACGGAGTTGATAATCGCCTTTTCATTTATATGACGATTTATATCCTTCTTTATAGGATGCACTGTAAAATTCAAATCCAAATCTCTATAAGATCGTTCGGACTGAATTTTTGGTTCGTTAGACGTAATTGTAGTTGACATCTTTTATTTATTCAACCTGCAAAAACATTTGATGATCCGGAAGCCACAGCGGTACAACCAGATATTGAATCTCCAACACGGCCAGCACCTCTACCGTTGACTTTTACGGTTGAAGAACCTGAAGATATAGCAGCGGCGTGTGCTGGACATGGCGAACCAGGCAATAAATGCACGGTGTTCACATCACCCTGTCTTGACCAGGGTCTTCCATTCACAAAAACGTTCCCTGAACCGGCTGCTCTTACCATTCCGGAACAGTGAGCAACGTCTGAGTCTCCAATTCTTGTTGCAGCAGGCATAGTCTCTCCTAATTATAGTATGAACCAACGAAAGTAGAAATGCTATCCAAATCGTTTATTATATTATGTGTGACTGTAAAATTGTTTGTGGCTAAACTCGTAGAAACAGTAACCGTATAAGTTCTTGTAGACAGTAATCTTTGGTCCTGATCTAGTTCGTAAAAATCTTTATTTGGAGGTAGTCTTGATGCACCTCTAGCAATTTTAGGTGTTTCGATTAAATTGCTACTACCTCTTTCTATGTAAGTAAAAAAATCTTCAAACGGATCAACATAAGTTCCAACAATAGAAACTGAATTCGTTGCTGGAATAATTCTGACTCCTGGTTCCGATGTGTCTATTGTTGCTGTTACGGATTGTAAAATTTCTCCTACATTTGCATTAGCAGTTATCAATGCATTTACACTTCTTATTCCTCTAGTTGTTTGAAGTATCTCCGAATTCGACGCTCCAACAGGAGAAATAGTAATGCTAATATTACTGGTTAGCATTCGTTTCTCTTTTCATTAGTTCTCTCAATTTGTCACTCCAAGCATCCATTTCTTCATGCTGTTCGTGAGTATGCGGTGCATCAGGTATTTCGGGTAAAAACTTAATTACATTATCAAATCTATCTGGTATATCTTCATATCTTGTATATGTTTTCAGTTCACCATTTACAAGAATTACAAATTCGTGTGCCATGTTAGTTCAGATCGATTCTAGGTGCCTTGAATGTCATATTACCACCCGATGTTATCTTACACGTACCTCCAATATCCGCTTGAAAATTTCCGCTGACTTTCAAAGTTGCATTTTTATTTACTGTCGCTGACAAGTTTTCACCAATAGTTGCGGTGACATTTTTATCGACTTTAATTGTAGCATTCTGTTTTACATAAACTTCTGCATCACCTTGTACCGTCACAAAACATTTACCCATGATATAAACACGATCATTACCCATCACGATTTCGTAGTTGTCTTTAGTAATCTTTTCTACTTTGTCACCGTTAGGAAACCATTCTTGAAACGATCCGTTACGATGTGCAAGATGAATTCGCTCTTTACCATACGTATCATCAAACTCCACAATATGACCAGATTCAGTTTCAGTTACATTATTGTATGGATACTTTGCAGCATATTGTGTTGTTGGTTCTGTCCAAGTGCTAGTAGCAGTTGGTACAGATTTTACTACATTATCTTTTCGTTCCTGTATAAAAGTTCTCGACATGTTCTCATCATTACGAGCCAGTCGTGATGTTGTTGGCTCATCTAATATTCTTGGATAAGATTCAGCAGCAGACTTTTCTGTAATCTTGATGCCACTTCCATCTGTACTATAAGTTTTTGATGCTGGTGTTCTTGGTGAACTTTGTAGTTCGGAAGAAACTCTTGCATCATTAAACCCTTTTTGTGCATTAGCGGCCGCAAGGGGAATGCCTGGTAAGACACCCAACATTACAGGCTGTTGTGCATTTTCACCATCAAAGAAAAAACCAAATACCATATCACCCTCACGGGGTGGGTACGTGTCTCTAGCGTTCACTGGTAAAGATGATTGCGCCCAAGGTAGATTATCTGTTGGCAATAAAGATTTATTATCTGTATGCCAGCCAGCACAACGAACTCTACAACGACCAAGTTTTAATGGGTCGTTGATTTTTTCAACAACACCAACCCACCACACAAAACCATTTTTACCAGCAAAGTCTTTATTTTCAGTAGCTTCCATAATTTTCTGCCGCCTTGTTTTGTTCTGATGTGCCTTGTGGTACAAAATCAGTTTCGTTTGAAGTTGTTGCAAGTTCTAAAATTGTTTCATGCATATCATATTTGATGACATGTCTTGCAGCAATAATTAAATATTTTCCACTCAGTGAACGATCTTCATTCTCAGAACCAGATTCTTTTTTTGAAAAATCTGGCACACGAATGTTTAAATTAAAACCTGAAGTCAACTGAAAATTGCCAGGCATAACAAGTTTAATTCGTTTGTTCATCAAATTAGCAAATATTGCTCTTCGTGCAAAAACAAAATCTTCTGGTGTTTCAACTTTTGAAATTGAAGTCGGATCATATTTTTTAACGTAAGCACTGTTTTTTATATTCGCACCGAAAATGTTCAATACCTTTTTAGAATCGTAAGCCTCAGTCGCTTTTTCACCGCCACGATTTCTGGACTGTGAAAAATTGGCGGTATCATTGCCATGATCCATGGCATTGTAGTGATCTTCAAAACCAATACGCTTACTTTGTATTGTTCTAGTAATCGGGTCAAAACCAATGAATGTACCAGCAGCCACACCCTCTCGGGTAGTTTTAATTTTATCAGATTGATTCACAACCTCAAAGTGTCTTGGACTCAACAATTCTTGATTTGACTTAACTCCTTCCAAATTTTTGGCCGGAAATTTAATTTTAAATAATTCATCGGATGTGAGAAGATAAGAAAGTGACGCAAAATTAAAACCCAAATTATTCTCAAAGAAAACATAATTTGGTGATCTTCTTTGATCAACGGCTCTTTTGGCACACCATTCTAACGCTTCAAGGGGTTTCAAATTTGGTATAACCAAATCACGAACACCTGTTGTGTCTTGAAAAACTCCGTTCAGTTTTTGCTCAGGAGTCTTTAAGTAATTAACTAATATTTTCTTAACAACATCGCTATAGGTTGTTTTGTAAGACTGATTTATTTTTTGTTGTTCCGAAAAAATAAATTCATCAGAAACAAACTCTAGAGTGTAAGCCTCTGCGTTTTGTTGTAGTGCTGCTCGGTTTGTTTGACGATATATTCTAAATGCTTTTTTTAACCTAAAGGAGTCTGAGTCTGAATCTTTACCAATATTTACCAAAAGAACTTCTGAGCCATCAAACAATAATTTGGAAGAAAGACCAATCGAATCGATGATTACGACGGCACCCGTCATCACCGGTGACAATAGAGAATCAAAGATATTAAGTTCTTGAAAGAGTTTAGATATATCTAACTTGCCAGTTTTAGTTACAATGGCAAGTTCGTTGAGACTAAACTTTGACGGTGTTTCTGGTATATCGACAGTTGACATTGTTATTCTTTAGAATTAATCACTCGTTTAAACTCATCAAGTAAACCAGATTGAGAAACAATTTCTGATCTCAACAATTTAATTCTTCTCTTCGATTCATTTAAATTTGTTTCATAAGTATAATACGTTTCGGTTTCTTTGCTAACCGTTTCTGTTATTTTTGTGCCATTTTGAAGAGTTATTGTTGAAGTAGATATAACTACGTTAGCATAAGAATTTGCGTCTAATTCTACTTTTTCTTCTATTGTGTTTCGTGTGGCATTGTTTGTAACTCTCTTAACCACTTTATAATAAGACTTTACGTTTGTTTGTGCCCAAGCAATTCCAGTTTGTGGTGTCACATTAGCAGAACCATTCGACGAATACTTTTCATTGATGTATTTTATAATTGTTCTTTGGTCAAGCGGCCAGTCATATTGTGGGTCAATAATATCATTGAACAACAAAACTATCCAATGTCTCTCGGGTGAACCATAATATTTGTTTGCAATCGTTTCGGGTGTATCACCATCTTGAATATCATATGGATAGTAAACATTTGAATTTTCTTTTAATTCATTTTCAAAACCAAATCGTGCAATAACGTTTGTTATTAAATCGGCAGTTGATGACTTATCTGATAACGAATATAAAGTCTTTGGAAAGAAATTAAAATACTTGGCCATGAATTATCTTCCAGTAAATCTATTATAAGTTTCTTGTATTTTAGAACCAACAGATTCGGTCGTTTTATAACCACCAGTACCTCGAATCATACTTGCTTTGGTAAGAATGACTGTTTCTTTAAATTCGAGTGTTAGTTGAATTGCAGTTGGCATACCTGTGCGACCTAAACGAGGATCATTTTCACCAAACATTTCATATGCCGACCAACCATTAGGTGCGTAGTTGACTGAAATGTTTGTGAGAACACAACGACCTATACCTGGTAAGTTTGGGTTAGGACGACCGCCATAATAAAACCCAAGTTCAAATTCTGAAGGTGGTATCAAAAGAAGACCAGCCGAACCACCGTCTATTTCTGGTGCTTGATGAAATCTTAAACGTTCTAAAATATTTTGGACTTCTAATGCTTCTTTTTCATCACGTGGATAAAACATAAATTCAAAAGTAAACTGTCTAAAAGATGGTGACGAATAAAGCAGTTCGAGCATTGGGTTGTTTACACCACCAAGTGCCAAAAAAGCGGCTGATCTAGCCGAGCCTTGACCAATTGCAGAACCGGCAGCCTCAAATCCTTTTTGAATTGCGGCCGTAGCTGCTGGACCTTTAAGACCCTTTTCAGCGGCAGACTTAGGATCTAAACCATTTTTCAAATCTTCTAAAATAGATTTACCTGCAACCGCTATTTTACCACCCAGTTCATCTCCTAATGCCGCTTCGGAATATGATTGTGCAAAAGTATACTGTAAAGTATCTGGCATATACAAAACAATCGTTTCATTTGTTTGTTCGGTTGTTTTGATTAGTGACTGATTTTCAATATTTCTTACATTGTCAATATAAGTATTTTGATCAACATCTACCGCTGCTCTTTGTTTTGCTGGTACACCAAAACTAGTAGAAATATTTTTACCAAACAAAGTTTTACCGCTAGTTAATTTGTTTATGGCATTATCAATTGCACCATTAATTTTTGAGGCAAAAGATGTATTTTGTTGTCCTGGAATTGATGTTTGAAAGTCACCAATTTTGTTGATATTGTTTTGCTGAACACCCTGATACTGAGAATTTTTTTGCTTGAAAACATTGATAACCATATAATGGGCTTTATCATAATTACCAATGTCTATAGGATATCTGAATGTGTTGCTCGTATCACCTTTATACAGGGCGGCTAGAGGTCCTCTGCGATTGTCTTCTTTTGCTATGGTGATATCTGATAGACCGAAAAATGCCATGGGAATCCTTGTTTTGTTTAACTAGATAGTATTTATGTCAAACAAAGGAAGATTTAGACCGAAAAACCCTCAAAAGTACAAGGGTGATGCGAACAACATCATCTACAGGTCTACGTGGGAGATAAAGGTGATGAATTATTTAGATGAGAATCCAAACGTCATTTGGTGGGGTTCGGAAGAACTTCCTATACCTTATCTCAGCCCAGTTGACAGAAAAAAACATCGTTATTTTCCAGACTTTATTGCCAAAATGCGTAAAGCAGACGGTACCGTAATGACCTATGTCATAGAAGTTAAGCCCGAAAAACAAACTCAGCCACCTACACAGAAACGCAAGACCAAAACGTTTCTACAAGAAGCGATTACTTATGAAGTCAACAAAGCAAAGTGGCATGCCGCTACTGAATTTTGCAAAGACCACGGCTGGCAATTTCTAATTTTGACTGAAAAGCACCTTGGTATAAGATAAATATTCGATGGCGAAACGACTTATCGATAGAATCAAGGAATCCCTTGCAAAATCAGGATATGCACCACGGTCACGTGAAGCACGTACCTGGTTGAAATCCAAAGTTCCATCACTCAGACCCACCAAAGGTGAGTTAATGCGTGATCGTGAGCGATTTAAAAATCAGTCTATCATCGGTCG